ACTCGTTCCCTTCAGCTTCGTTGTCGATTGGGCGTATCCGCTGGGAGACTACTTTTCCCAGTTTGATGCGCTCGCTGGCGTCGAAGTCAAAGGTTACTCACTCTCGACCATAACAAGGGCGAAAGTGCGATATCAGGGACGCAATAACCCCGGGTTCCAGAATACCGTAAACTGGGATAGTTTTTATCGCAGAGTGCGTCTGGACCGGACTGCGTCAATGACGGTTCCGTTTGCGAGACTGCCGAGTCTCAAGGACCCGTTCAACAGTAAGGACCACGTCCTAAATGGGCTTGCGCTTTTAGCAGCCGCGTTTAGATAACCTTAATCGTTTTATAAACCGAGGTAAGGCATATCTATGCCCAGTATCACCGCGCTCACCATCGCTGATGGTGCAACCACTCCTGTCAACCACACCTTCGCTGCCGCTTCTTGCGACAACGGAAAGGCTACCTTCTTCGACAAAGTCGGCGGCGTGCCGGCGGGTTATTCCCGTCTGGACCACGAAATTCGCTTGGCTAAGTCGGATAAGGGCGCTCACGCCGTCACGGTCGGGATTAATGTTCCGATCATGGCTACTGTGAACGGTGTGGTTACTCGAGTCCGAAACAGCTCTGCTCAGGTTCGCCTGAACTTTGCCCAAGACTCGACGGATCAGGAGCGTAAGGACTTGGTGGCTTATGTCATCAATGCCCTGAGCAACAGTACCGTGAAGCCCACGCTGTACAACATCGAACCGTTCTTCGGTTAATCACCGAGGTTCGAAGGAGTACGACGATGCCCACGGCATCTCTTGCTAAATCGCTCTCTAAGACCCCTTTGGGGCTTATCGCTATGAGGATCTTCCTATGGCTGGTTTCCGTCGCCGCCCTTCTGGGGCTGCTCTCGTTGCTTGTGCTCCGCCCCTCGCTCGTATCCACGAGCGAATCTTCCGGGCCCTCGACCTCGAACCCCTTGCGGGATGCGAGTTCGGACGGCCTGGCGGGAGCGGTCTGTTCGTTTCCGACCACGGACCCTTAAATGAAGTCGAG